CAAAAGAGTTCTGTGGTAATAGTATGCTTCATCATCCCGCATCAAGCTGACCGTCTCAATCACTGCGTCAACCAAAATATTGTAGACTTCAACAGCATCTAAGCGGTCGATCAGTTTTCGCTCCTGCCCGTTTCCATATCCACTTCCTCCACCCCCGATAGCATCCAGCTTAGGACTAGTAAGATCACTAATCGGTCTCCCTGCTCTATTTAGCAGTCTTGGTATGTCACGATCAAAAAACGCTCTGACTCTTGCAGCAGTCGCTTGATCATCAATCTCTGGAAACAGCGACGTCTGCTGACTCATAGTCGCCATTTGACTCTCCTTTCTTAAAAATGCCATTGCTGGTGATGTAGATCGCTCCTTCTGGAAGATCGCCAAAGTGGATCTGATGTAACTCTTCCAGCACGTAGCCCTTCTTTTCCAGTCGAACATACACGCTTCCATCACCGTGAGGGATACCCAGCGCTTCTCCCGCCGCCGTAGGTGATGTAACGTAGTACTTTCTCTTTACCTTCTTGATCAAGTAGGTAAACTCTTTTCTCGTCTTAATCCCCAGACTATTTCTGCGATTCACCAGCACGCCTTTGCCAATTCCTGTCCAGCGGCTGATCTCCGGATTGCTATAGCCGTACTCAAAAAGCCACTTCAACGTCAGCAGATCATTCATCGTGTCCAACTTCATGTTGAGGCCTTCCGCTTTCTTTTTAGCCAGGCGCACTGCTGGAGTGTCTGTCTCCTCTACTTCAATATCGCCCACACGTCCGACTTCCAGCCAGTCATGCAAGGCAGTGAAAGCTTCATCTGGTGCCGCAATCAAACTCCCGTAGTCCGCTATGATTTGATCGATGAGCTGATAGCCTACGCATCCCTTGGTCAGTCGTCTCATCAATTTATCTCCTCCTTCATCAAATCGCGCATGACCAGCTCGATTCTCCGCAGCTCAGTGTAATCTGCCGATCGCAGAAACTCCCTTGTGATCATCAGGTCAAAACCTGGCTTGGCCACGTGATAGCCTCGGCCAGTCTGCTCAATTTCGTAACTGTAGCTCAAAATATGTCATCCTCCCCTACTACTCATGTACACCAGTTACAATGCTTTTTCCATCACCCAGCCAAATAAACGCTGGCGAAGCTAGTCGCCATCAAGGCCGTCCAGGCCAGGAAGTTAAGCCAGCTTGGTTTTAAAAGCAGCCAAATCGTGACCATGATCCAAACTCCCCAACTAAGGCTAATCGTAAAACTTTGCATTTTCTCACAACTCCAGTTCTTCAATTATGACTTCAACCCTCGCTTCTGGCCCATAAACCTTGACCGTACTTGTCATCACTATCTGCTTGTCATCTTCGTAAGCCAGGCCGTTCAGAGCGTCGTAAATGCCTTTCTCGATGTTGTCCGTGTCCGGCTTCTTGGTGGGCCACTCCCGCCCTTCTAAGCAGGCTTTAGTCCGGGCCTTAGAATAAGACTTAGGAACCCCAAACACCGCTCTAATCGTTATTTTTACGGGCTTGGTCAGCGGCTTTCCCATGTAAGCACGCTGAAAGCTCTGCGCCACCTTGGCCTTGTATTCCTTGCTTTTGGGCGGGTCGTACGTATGGACAAATCTGCCTTTCCGGGAGAATCTTGGCCGCCCTTGCCCTTGTGGCTCCCCAGCAATCGTGAACTCAATCTGCATTATTCACCTCTGATCGTTGCTAGTTTTTTCATCATTGTCTTTCCTTTGCAATTCTTTCAGCGACATCAGCAATGTGCTTGGCAGTTTCTTCGTTGTAGACTAAGCCATTGGCAATGTTTCTAACTCTGCTTTCGCTATAATTGGCCTTTTCGCCAAGCTCCAAGTACGTTATTCCAGCCTCAATGCACGCCTTGCGAATCCGAACTGCATCGGGAGGCAATTTGCCGTTCTTTGAGCATGCCGGGCATTTAGCACCGTGCTTCATCCATCTTCCAAGGTTGTTACCCCACTGGTTAAAGACCAGTCCGCACTTCGGGCATTTCAGCGTGTAAACTCTGAATTTTCCCTTGACCTCTGTTGATAAAACTTCGAAGCCTTGTGCTTCCAGCATTTTGACCTTCTGGGCAACGCCACGATGAGCAAAGCAGTTGCTGCATCCAAACCGATTATTGTCAACCAGCCAGTGATGTGCTTTTCTCATGATGAATGCTCCACAGTCCAAGCACTCCACCGTCAGCATGCAGTTAAGTCCCTCGATTTCATCAATGCCGGGGTAAATCAGCTTCCAATGGCCCTTCTTGGTTTCCCAAAAAGGTTTGAACCAGTCTGCCCTGTGTTTAATCTTCTGATTGTGATCTTGCTTAAATGTCGTTTCCCACATGCCACTTCAGTCCTCCTGCTTCAGTGCAAGCTCTTCAATGTTTGCATTAACGCCTCTAGAACGGCAAGTCATCGTTCGACACATCGATCGTGTCCGATTGCCCTGCTGGTGCCGTGAACTGCCCCTGTTGGCCAAAATTGGCCGCTTGTGAGGCTTGGTAATTACCTTGTGGTTGATTGCCTTGCTGTTGGCTGTAGCCGCCTTGTTGGCCTGTATATTCTCTTTGAGCACTATTGCGTGATTCGAGCAGTGAGAAGTTGTCCACGCGGACTTCTGTCACGTCAACTCGTTGGCCGTCCTTGTTATCGTAGTTCCTGGTCTGGATCCGCCCTTGAACTCCAATCAAGCTACCTTTGTGCGCATAGGTAGCCAAATTTTCAGCCATCTTGCTGTATTTGTTATTCCATACCACACACTTAATAAAGTCCGCTTGACGGTTGCCATTCTGGTCCTTGGTAGTCCGATCGACTGCCAGAGTGAAAGTTCCAACCATCGTTCCGCTCTGCGTTGATCTCAGGTTGACATCCTTGGTCAACCGCCCAACCAGTACAACATTGTTAATTCCTGCCATTTTCGTTCTCCTTTTCTGCTTTCAAATCAAGCCGACGACCTTTGTCAATCAGCTTGGCAATGTAATCGATTTGTGCTTTACGGCGCTTGTAGATCGCCTCATGCTCGTTCATGTCCTATTTGTCTGTTTCCTGCTTTTTTAATTGCAGTCTTAATTCGCTTGTATTCTTCCGCTGTAAACCCTGCTGGGTCCATCAGCATCACGCTGACCATGCTGAGCACTGCCTGGTACTCCTCACGATAAACATGAGCAAAGTTGGCAACGATATTTCTGCACTGCTCGTAGTGGCCTTCAATAGCCGCCTGCTCGAAAGCGTTGGCGATCCTGTACATATCCATCCTCTTAGTCACTAGTCAGCCACCTCCTGTCTTCTGAGCTCTAACCCCGTTTCCATTTCTACGTAATGCCAGAAACTGCCGTAGCCGACCGTTGCCCAGTCAGCATAGTAAGTGCCCACTACGACAAAGCTGTCCTTCTTGAGCCAAACAACCCTTGCGTAGAGTTCTGGATGCTTCTGGAATCGTGCTCTGTAAGCTTTCCGACTCACTGGACTACCTCCTTGCGCTTGACCGATACCAGGCAACGGTTGCCGAAATAGTCGTAGTCGATGCATCCGATCTTCTGCAGGTAGACTAGATACGCCTTGGGACCGTACTTGTATTCTTGGTCGATCTTGTCAAGCTCACCGATGTCGATGCTTACTACTTCTTCCCCATGGTTCGATTTCTTCCACAACTCGTCCAGGAAGAGCTGTGTGTTGGTCTTAACTTGCTCTGTTACTCTATTCATCCTTCTATCCTCTTGTCTGAAATGCCAGTGAAGTCAAATCGCGTGTTTTTGCTGTTAGAAAAGATCCGGCTGAAGATCTTGGCATCATAAACCCGTTTCATTTCTTGTTCCGACAGATTAGTCGTGATGACGATCCGGTCTTGATTCTCCAAAACATCGTAGATGATGTCCTGGGCCCACTTTGTGGCTTCCTGACCAGATCGGCCCATGCTCGACTCCGTGCCCAGGTCGTCGATGCACAGCAAGTCAACGCTGGTCATGATCTGGAGCGCCTTTTCCTTAGTCCAGTACTCTGAGGGATCGTCAAACGAGTTCTTGAGTCTGGAGAAAAGCCGGCTAATGTTTATAAAGGCCATGGTCTGCCCGCTCGTCCGGTGGACTTCCTGCATGAGGGCCATAGCCAAATGGCTCTTACCTGCTCCCGGCTGGCCGTAGAGGACAGCATGGTGAGCGACCTTCTTGGCGGCAAAAGCTTCAGCAGCCTTGCCTACCCGCTTCTTCATCACTGCTTCCCTGCTCCCTTCTTCGGCAACGAAGCTGTCGAAGGTGCAGTCCCACATCTTGGGACTGACCAGCGAGTTTTCCCGAAACTTCCTGGCCTCGATTTCCGCCTGGGCCTTGCGGTCAAAGTCCAGCTGGAGTGACTTGAGTTTTTCCAAGTCGCACTGCGGACAGTAGGTGCGGAACGCCCCGTCTCTCACGGTCTTGGATGACAGGAGCGGGCAGTGGTGCTTGGAGCACGTGTCCCCCGTTTCTTTGGCGCTCATGGCACTGGCAAGTGCCGCCATCGCGATTCCCATGTTGTTTCTCCTTTCTAGAACGGCAGGTCATCTTCGTCCTGCGGTTGCCACTGGTTGGCAAACAGGTTTTGATATTCAGGCCTATCGTCGTTATCCGCTGCCCCACTCTGCTCGTTTAGGTAGTCATCAAAATGTTTCTTAGCAAAGAGGGTCTTTGGTCGCAGGTACTTGGTCATATCCTGGCCGTCTCTGGACGTTACTCCCAGCCAATCGGCGCACTTGTTATCAATGACCTTCTGGAAGTCTTCCAGACGGTATCCCTTCTGCCATCTGGCTCTGATGTACTCTCTGTGCTCTTCACCCGTGTACTTGAAGCTCTTGCCCGCCTTTTGGTTCAGATAGTCAATGATTTCCTTGTACGGTATCTTTTCTTCATCGTTAACAGGGGACGTGGCGGCAGAGCTTTGCCCTGTTTGGCTATTATCTTTATTTCTTTCTGTTGTTACTTCTTTCTTTTGATAGTTCTTACTGTTGTTATTTCTTAGTGTGTGGTCTTCCGTTGGACGCTTATCCCGTCGGACGGCTTTTCCATCCAACGTATTTTCCAAACTTTTTGGCGTTTTTTGTTGGGTTTTCCCGTTGACGGTGTTTTCCACACTTTCTACCGGCTTATCTGTTAACACCCAGTCCATGCCGTCAAACTTGCCGTTAGCGTCTGACCTTGGCTTTCTCGTAAGATAACCGTACTTTTCAAGTTCCTTAAGGCCTGATCTTAAAGCATCTCTGCCGTCGGTGGCGTGCTTGGCTACCTCTGAAACATAGAAGTCCCACTCATCCGCTTGAGACCATAGATAGGCAAAGATACCCCTGGCCTTCCAGCTCAATCTGCTGTCTCTAATTAACTGATTGCTGATGTTGGTGTAATTGCCTCTGTCTTGCTTAATCAATCGTGCCAACGTACTCACCCCTTGCATAAATTGGCCTTACTGTTTGAGTGTGCTTAGACAAATTGCATTCACGGCAACTAACAGTTAGATTGCTGTCTTCATTGTTGCCACCTTTAGCCAATGGCTTGATATGGTCAATGTGAAAGCCATTAGGTTTGAATTCAAGGTGCTTTCCGCAATAGGCACAAATTCCCTTGTCTCTCACATAGATTCTCTTGCGCTTGGCTTTGGAAATCTTTGGACGTTGCCCTTTAGGATAGCCATGCAATATGTGCTGTCTATGTAAAAGGGCGTTTTGCTTTATAAGTTCTTCCATGCTTATCGTTTCCATTTTGTTCCTCCTATGCCAGCCCTATTAAATTACGCCCTTCTCCTTCATCGCCTTGTAGACTTCGACGATGATTTTTTTCTGTTCCGGGTCTTGGACCTTCGCTTGATATAGTGCGGTGTAGTCGCCTTCCTCGCCGCGCGCTGTTTCCTCCTTGACTTTGATTAGCAGGTCATAGGCACTCACGACAGTCTGCGTATTCGGCTCTTTGTACTTTTTCGACTTGCCTAGTTCGATCGCTTCATCGACGGTTAAGGGCCGCTTTTGGGCTTGCTGTGGTGCGCTAGGCTGGATGCCAGTGTGATTGCCTTGGTTAGTGTTTTGGCCTCTGTATGAGTTGTTTTGGGCCGGCTGCGCTGGTATCCGCTCTGCCACCGGCTGTCCTCTCCGAAGGTGCCAGCATTGCCATCGTCATCAATGTCACTGGAGATACCAAAAGCCGAAGCCAACTGGTACCGTTTTGCGTAAGTGATCGCAGAGCCTTGGCCCTGTGGATCACGTTTGGTAGGATTCAAAGTCAGTGGACCGACTATCATCCACTCTCCTGACGAGTGTGTGATGAGTGTCGATACACTAGCGCCGTTATCTCCGTTTTCGACCAGCTGGCTATACGCAAGTCCGGTGCCAGGTAGTGCCGCATCGATAGCCTGCATAACGCCCTCGAGAGTTACGTACTTCGAGTTGAAGTACGGATTATTTGCTGTCTTGGCCGGCTGCTTAACCTGCGCTCTGAATTTGGACAAAGCCCCAAAAATTTCTTTAATGCTATCGCTGTGCTGCATCTTCATCCTCCCAGCCCTTCTTGAGGGCTTCCTCTCTAATTTTTTCGATTACGTTGTCGATTTCCTTGGCGACGACGTTGTAGGTGATTGCATCTTCCTTGCTTCCGGAGTATCTGTCTGGAAGATCTCCCTTAGCCTTCTTGAGCGTCATAATCGCCCCGTATGGTGTCTTAGAGCTGGCCTTAGCTTCTGCATAGAGGACGTCTTCGAACGTGTCTGACGCTTCCAGGAGTTCCTCACGATGCTTCTTCACCATTTCACCTAGAGTTGCCATTATTCGGTCGCCTCCTCCAGGTCATCCAGCAGATCATGTAGGTCTGCCGTGTTGGCAGTTCTGAACCAGTTAGCCATGTCTTCCATGCTGTCGAAGCCGCAGGTGTCCAGGCAGGCCCGGACAGGTTCGATGTGGTCGATCTGGTCCATGAGGTACTGCCAGTAGGCTTCCTCTGACTCATCTTCTGGGCTGTCTACTTCGTAGGCCATTTTGTACATCTCGATGTAAGCTTGTTTAGTCATTTCGTAGTTGCCTTCAGCAACCATCTTGTTCTCTACGTCAATCATTGGTATAATCTCCTTAGTTAGATCTAGGTCATATTGAGTCGTTGTCTCAGCGGCTCTTTTTTATTTTTTCTGAATCGTGAAGGCGTTTGATGCTTTCACGAGTTTTTTTATTGTCTCGTTAGACATGTCCGATCCTTTCTCTAGTTGAAATATTTCTTTTTATTGGGATCACCCAAGATGATCCCGGCTAACAGCCCGATAACAGCCCACGCAAGGCCTTCCCAAATACTAATCATTTCGCTTACCTCCTTTACTTTGCCAGCCGCTCGTTCCAGTCGATGTCAAGCTGGTGGCTCTCCATCCACTTTGCCGCCCGGCGTTCAAAGATGATCGTTCCCCGGCTTCCTTCTGCCCGGTGCGGGTTAACTACCCAACCGCCGTTGGTGTAATCGACCTCCGGGAAGCGGTCAAAAATAACCGTTCTGACCCACTCCGGGGACTTTCCACCGCAATACTTACGGCGGAACTCGTTAATTCCAATTGTCCGGCCAGTCAGGTCTTCTTCCAGGCTTGACCGTTGTTCCTTGATCGTCTGCTCAATCAGGGCTTTAAGCGCCCTCTCGTTCAAAAGGTTCATTTCTGCCTCCTTCTAGGCCTCCACTTCACTTAGGTTAATTTTTAACAAACCAGCAAGTTGATAGCATATGTCAATATTGAATGATTGGATATCTTCGACTGTTGCTTGTCTAGTCTTTCCAGTTTCCACATCTGTTATCTTGATTTCTTTGGCGCTATTAATCTCGGATAAAGCGTGCAGCGCTTCTTCTACAGTTTCATATTCGATCATCTTGGCACCTCCTTAAGACACTTCTTCGATCTTGCCCTTGGTAGTAACAATCTTGTAAGGTTTGCTGTAGTCTCGCTCGATTTCTGGCAGCAAGCCAAACCTGTCCTTTAGCAGCTCATACAAGCCGATATTGCCCTTTTGAGTCCATTCCATCTGCTCCTTGATTTCCTGACCATGTTTAGTCTTGATCGCTCTTGCGAACGTATGTGTCCAGCCGTGACCTTGATACTGCGAGTACAATACATACGTGTCTCTAACCTTCCGCTGGATCTTCTTGTCACAAAGCATCCGGTTGAAAGCAACTGCTGAGCAACCATAGTCCGTTGCAAGATGCGTTGTCAGGATTGTTTTCTTGCTTGCCAAAATCTTGTCCACATAATCTAGTTTCGGCTTAGCCTCAGATAACTTCTGTTCAGCAATCGCTCTTGCTTCGCGCTCTTTAGACGCTTCTAGCAGAGCTTGCTCTTTCTGTCTACGTTCATCCTTCAGTGCCTGCAGCAGCTTGATCCCGTTGTCAGGGTTGGCCAAGATGGACTCAATCGTTTCTGGTGTTGCGTACGCCCCGTGCTTGCGGATGCTTGGCAAGACTTCGCTGGCTACCCAGTCTTGGAATTTCTCGGCAACATCATTGCTTGCCTTGAAGGCCAACTTGTAAAATTGCGGTTCGGTGATCCAATCGCCTTTCTTGATCTTTTTGCCACTAGTGGCAAAACCAAGGTAGGAATTAATTCTTGGCCACCGCACGTAAGTGTCGCCGTTGACTTCGGTAGTAATCCCCAGTCCGATTGCCGCTGCCTCAGCTTCAAAGTAAACTTGGCCGCCTACTTCTTTTACTGGCAGGCTAATTCCACGACCGTTGTTTTCAAAAATTTGAACTTCGTTTTCCATAATGTTGTTCCTTTCGCAACTTTTTGGCTAGTAAAAATCGGCAATTGATATGCCTAACTTTTTAGAAATGGCGTAGGCTTCTGAATAGTAGAAGTCCTGACCGTCTTTCCTGTTGATTTTTCGGCTAAATGTAGCCTTACTAACATGAATTAGGCCGGCTAATTCACTTTGGGTAACGTTTCGGCGTGCCATCGCATCCATTAACCCGTAGTACGGCTTTGCTCCATTCTTGTCATCGAGACCCTCCTTGCCTTTTTTATTTTTCAAGTTGTTCTTTTCGCAACCTTCACTATGTATCTTACGTTCTTCATGTTTCGTTGTCAACAACTTTTTACTATTTTTCTAAAAAAGTTTCCCATTGAGCAACAAAAAAGTCTAGAAAGTTGACCTTGGAAGACTGTACTCTCCTTAATCCAAATGAAAATCCCCGAGAAATCAACATTCTCGGGGATTATTTTTACTTTTAACTAGAAAATAACTAGAAAAAGCTAATTAATAGACGGCATTAGCGTGATAATCGCCTGCCCGTTTGATGGATAGACCACTACCCCCGTGTCGGGCTTTGGACAATGATATGGTGATGACCACTGGCCAGAGATTTCCGGATTTTAGTAATTAGCTCTTTTTGGTAGTTTCGGAGCTCGTATCCCATGGACGGGTCAGCGCCTCCTTTTTGATTCGCCAAATTACGTCTTCGGCTTCCTTGCGGATCAAGCTGATCTTGATGACTGAGTCGCGATTAGCTGCATAGCCGTCAGGCCACTCCTCTGCCATCATCCGTTTGATCTTGTCGATTGCCTGGTTAGGTGTCTTGGTTGACTGAGTTGCCCAGGCGTATAATTCGTCTTCAAACTCGTTGGAAGCCTTAATTAAGGCCTCCACGTGACCGTTAAAGCTGATCATGATATACTCTTTCTAGGCGATGTGCGAGATCGCCATTTTAAATTTGTTGGCTACTTCCTTTGCGGGAGTAGCTTTTTTGCTGCTGAGAAATGCGTTTGAAGCTTTAATTAGCTTCTTAATCGTTTGCTTGCTCACGTTATCACATCCTTAATTGAAATATTTCTTTTTGTCGGGATCGCCCAAGACAATCCCAGCTAACAAACCGATGATGGCCCACGCAATCCCTTCCCAAACGCTAATCATAATTATTCCTCCTTAAACTGCTCTCCAGAGGGGGTCGCCAAATTGGAGACCCCTCTGTCTTCCTCATCAACGTGTTTTCTTACAGCGTCTGCAGTCCGTGCATATCCCAGTACCGTTGCCACATCCTTACCAACAAACCAAGCTTCACCATTGATCTGCATAGTTCTTACGTTATTGCCGTCAAATTCAAAGTTCATAATTTCGTTAGTCATGATTGCTTCTCCCTTTCGGATTTTTCCTTTATACTTTGTGCCATAAATCCTACAATACCACCATACCTGAAAATGTGATCCCTGTCGATCAAGCCGACAGATGTCCAGGCGCTGCTGGGACACGAATCGATAGACATCGCCATGGATATATATTCCCACGCCACCCAAGAGGGTCGGAAGAACGTTGAGAACGTTTTAAACAATTTTTTCTAGTTATTTTCTAGTTAAAAGCACAAAAAAGCCTTGAGAATGTTGATTTCTCAAGGCTTTTTTTGGCTAAATGGAGATGAGGGGTTCTGCCGTCCCTGTTTATGGGTGTTTCTGGGCGTTTCATCTTGGCTTGAACGCCGGGAAAGTGTTTCTCCGTGTTTCCCCTTGTTTCTCGTTCCTAGTTAAATTTCTAGTTAATAGATGGCATCAAGGTAATAATCGCTTGCCCGTTTGACGGATAGACCACTACACCAGTGTCGGTGGTCTGCCATAACTCGACTGAGTACTGTCCAGCTGGTAGTTTTGCCAAATTAGCTGATGATGCAATCAACGAGCCGTCGTCGTTTACCATCGTGTCCAAGGAAGCCACCTGCTTTAAATTGGAATCGCCAACCTTGACCACCACCTGGTCGTTGTCTGCAAAGGTCTTAACTTGGCCGTCTTCAGCTGCACTCAGGATGAAACCGTGGGAAGTGTCTCCACATTTGACCGTGTCGTATTCGATTGAAAGTGTGTTCATGTCATTCTCCTATTTAGTGATTGTTACAAACTCGTCTGGGATCCAGAGATCCTTCCCGATCAGGTAGCACTTCTTGCCCTTGATCGTCATGACCTTGGCGGTCTTCCATGATGAGCCCTGCGGGACGTAGCTGTTGGTGTAGTGACCATCCTTTGAGAGCAACCGGACTTTCCAGCTGGCCTTGCCCGGGCCAAGATTCTTGACCTTGACAACGTGGTTAAAGTCATTGGAGGTGGCTTTAGGCTTTGGCTTAGGTTTGGCCTCTGCTTTAGGCTTAGCGTCGCTGTTGAGATCAACCAGTGCCAAATTGCCGTCTACGCCCAGGCCCTTCCAGTTGCTGGTGAACTGCCAGATAGCCACCCCGTCCATAGACGGGAAGTAGCGGAAGTCTGCTGATGAGACTGCCGCCATCGTAGGGTAGGAAGCTACCCAGAGGCAGGTGCCATACTTTTTGACCACCTGCGCAGTGTCGATGGCAGTCCGCAGCAGGGATGCACCAGAGTAGAGCCCAGGACGCCAGCCAGCGGCTTTAATCGCATCCATAAATGCCAGGATTGCCGACGTGTTGGATGCTTTTGACCCGGTCACGGTGTTGCCGCTACCGGATTCCCAGTCCAGCCAAACGATCCGCTTTTGGCTAATGTCTTCCTTCTTAGCTTCCTTGATGAAGTAGGTCGCTTCCTTTTTGGCCTGGCTGACAGAGGATCCAAACCGCGCAAAGTGGTAGGCGTGAGTGTAGAGGTGGTTAGCCCGGGAGCTGTCCACCTGCTTTGACGCCTTGGGGTTGACATAGTCGGTACCCTCCGTCAGTTTTACGATTGCAAAGCTAGCACCAGCCTTGTGGTAAGCTGCCATGTCTGTGCTTTGATAGCTAGCTACATCTACTCCGTAAGTCTTACTTGACATTTTCGATTGCTTCCTTCCAGGCAGTTTCGACCGCCCCATAAACCATTTTTTCGTCGATTCCAGTGATGCCCTTGGCCTTAAGCTGGTCACTGATCAGCTTGGCGGCAAACTCACGCTTAGCCGCCCCGCCATCCTGGCTATGTTCAGCTTCATTGACCGCCCAAACAGCCAGTTTGCCTACTAAGTCAAAGGCCTTACCAGCCGCTGTCTTAGTATCGATCTTGGCCTTCAAGTGGACATAGACGCTAGCAACCACGGCCAGGGCAATGGTGCCAATTGCTACAATCAAATTAAACCAGTCAATTAAAGTCATTTTCTTTCTTCTTTCTTTTTTCATCAAAAAGAGCACCCGTCATAGGTGCTCCAGTAATATAATTATTGCGCATTTCAGCGATTTCTTTTTGCAGCTTTACAATTTCGCGCTCCTTCGCCGCCACCAGTCTTCGATAGCGATCAAGATCCTCGGACAACCTTGTGTTCTCCGCGTTGAGGCGGTCAAACTCATCACGTTTTTTCTCCTGGGCATTTTTCTCCACGCTAAGGCGGTAAGAAGCCCAGTACATCAACAGCGTGGGTAGGAGTGGCAAAGCTTGGCCAGTATGTCTTTCCAATTTATGATGACCACCCCTAACTGCCATAGCGCGTGGGGCTGGTCTTCGCCATGTAAAGCGTGATCAGTGTCATGATCAGCTCAGAGAGGCCGCTAGTATACATATGCGGTGTTCCAAGTGGGGCAAATAATCCGTGCAGAATTTCGGTCGCCGCCAAAAGCGTGAAGTAGGCGCTAGCAGTCGGGATGAGCTTCCGATTAAGGCTGATACTCTTCTCCGTGCTGATCGCCCAATAGATCATGCCCAGTCCTATCACCATCCCGATCAAGCCGACAACGATGTTGTTTTCTACAGTATTGATCCACACTGGCCAAGGTGGCCAGAAAAAATAACGCCGATGAGTTAGCAAAATCATTCCCGTCACCAGCAAATCGAGCCCCACAATCGCGTGGAGTGAGTTACTTAGTAGGTTGGTTACTACTTTCTTCGATTTTGTCATCGCCCGTCTCCTTTGCCTTAGACTGGAGGTCCAAGATGTGGGCCTTGAGCTGCGCATTCTCGATGGTCAGAGCTTTAATTTGTTCAGTTAAAACGGTGATGTAATTTTCAGATGAAATTTGCATTGTTTTCCTCCTATGCTACTTTAGTTACTTCAACCAGCTTGGTCTTAGCCAAAGCCTTTAAGTCAGCCGCCGTCATGGTGGCGAAAGTCTTGTCAGAAGGCAGGCCTTCCTTAACAATCGTGATGCGGGAATTGATATAATCACCGCTCCCATCACTAGCAGTACCAACCAGGGACACCACTGCGTTGATAGCTTCGCCGCTTTGGTTGAATACCCGGTTGATGCTTGATACTCTGACATTCATAGCGCCTGCTGCATAATCGGAAAGCTTCTTCCGACCCAAAGCTTCAATTTCAGAATCCAGCATGTCATCAAAGGTGCTGCCTTCCGGCAGAGTCTTTAGAAGTCACATTGACACTACTGCTAAGGTAGTCGCCGTTTCCGCTAGTCGAGTTACCAGAGAGGGCAACAGTAACTTGATTGGTTTGTTCGTTTTCACCGTAAGTTTGGTTAATACTGTTTACAATAATTTTCATGATTGATTATTTCTCCTTTGATTCTAATGACTTCAATTTAATTTCTAATTCGTCTACTTTTTTGATAAGTTCTTGCAGGATCACGTGGTGGTAACCAATCAAGTTTGCGTCAATACGAGCCGTCCGCTCTTTGTTGATCAGCATGTCGTCCATGTGGTACTGAGGATCCGGATTGACGTCGTCGATGATGCCGGACACATAGTGTTGACCACTTTCATCACTAGTATAGCGATAGTCGTACATCTCCGTGCCCATAACCGCAGCCAGTGCCCGATCATAAGATACTGGTGTGATATCGGTCTTGACGGACAATCTAGACGATACCTTGTTAGCGACTTGAGAGATTACGTTTTGGCAGTGGATGGTAGTCTTGCTCCGCGTTGAGTAAGATTGTCCCAGATTCTGAACGGCATTACCCGCCTGAATATAAAGGTCACGAGATGCCGTGTAAATCGTGTTTTGTCCCAAGCCGACACCACCATAGAGTTGGAAGCCAACAGAGCCGTTACTATCAAAGTTTGTACCTGCATGATTAGATACCAGCACAAATTTATCGTCGGCTGGTCTGATATGATGACCTACGATGCGTAAATCGCCTAACCAGGCATCTTCCGTTTCAATTCTACTAGAGTCAATGTAGGTTCTTGTAATTTGACCATCAAAGTTTTTATCTGTTGTACTTACCTTATTTTGATAGGTGGTGAATTTTAAGTATCCTGGCGTTAAGGTACTAATCGAATAGAATTCTCTTCCACCATTTAAGTGGGAATTGTCAGTATACGTAACATCGCAATTTTCACCAAGTAATTGAAGATAATTATTGAAGTAAATGTGAGCATTATTCCATGTCCAGGGGTTGTGGTAGTTAGAGCTTTGTTTTACCCAGTTTGAATCTTTTTTCATTAAGTCAAGCTGACCAGTGACTATAGTGTTACCGTCCAGCTCGATATTTTTGCCACTAAGTCGTCCTGTCGTGATGCTGTTTGCATCAAGGTTGATCACTCTTACGTGATCCGCATTCAGCGTCCCCGCAGTGATCTTGTCAGCGCTAAGGCTGTCAATCATCGCTGACTTGATGGTCGCATCGTCAATCTTAGCATGAGAGTTGATATATAAAGCTTTACCATCAATCCTGACAGAACCATCAGAGTATGTGCCAATAGCTGCTGCTATTTGTCCGTTAACAACTTGGGCTATAGATGAGTGGTCTGGGTCCATCGAAAGGATAGCTTCTAAAGTTTTTGAACCTTTTGAGCCTTTAACATAAGCGTTAAGACTATCGGCATCCTGCTCGATATAGCTAAGCTTGTCGCCTAAGCTAACGGTTGAGGTGATTGGGATATTTTGTGCGTTTGCAACCGTGATTTTGTTGACGTCCAGAGTGCCACCGACAATCTTACTTGCCGTGATGTTCCCTGCAACTAGATCCTGTGTGAAAGCCGTGCTGACCCAAGACGAACCGTCCCAAGTCTTAGCGCTGGTCATGTTGCCAGATTGGTCGGTGGTTGCCCAGACCGTACCTTTAACGGGGTTTGACGGAGGAACTGCACCAATAAAGAAGCCAGTTTGACCTTGGGTTTTCTTGATCTCATCATCCAGTTCTTTAGCTTTGGCTTTGATGTTGGCGTCCAATTCTGCTATTGCCTTGTCCTTCTCCGCCATGGCATCTTCTACTTTTTTATGGATTTCAGCACCAGTAGTGTCACTAACGGCTTCTTCCCAAGAGCTACCATTCCAGACATAGACAGCATTATCCGAAAAGTAGAGATCGCCTACTTTAAGGTTGGCCGTTGGCACCGTGCTTGGATCCGACCCTCTGTAGATACTGTTTTTGCCGTCAGCCGTTTTTTGAGCACTGTAGGCCAGATTATAAGCGTTATCTGCTGCACTTTTGGCGCCGCCTGCTGCTGCTTGGGCGTTTTTGGCAAGCAATGATCCGTTGGTAAAGACTACTGACGCCGATTTGCTTTCAGACATTTCTACTCCTTTCTATCTATTCTGGAATTGCTCCCTTAGGCAAGTTAATTTCTGGTCTAGTAATTACCGGAATTTCAAACATGGCGTGCGTATGAGCTGTGTTTTCCCCGTCTTGTGGGTCATGGCAATTAAATGTGGCTAGTAAATTCCCGCTTGGTTGCATCCAGATCGTTTCTGGTTCGACTATATCGAACTTCAAAGGCAAGGATTGCGAAAAGTCGTAATTTAGTTCGAATTCTTTGCCCTGGTGCACCACGTTGGCGCAGTAAAGCATCCGGTAGTCGTGCATATCATAATCGCCAGAATGCCAGTAAACATAAGGGAAATCCAGACAGGCGGATTGGAAGGTCTGAGTGTTCAAATTAAAACCATATTGTGTCAAATCAATCCGGTAAAGGACATCATGATCGCCTGCCAGTGCTTGGGCAGGATTCAAAACTTCAAAACTTCCGTCTCCTCTAACCACGCCTATCAAGTCGTGCTTTGCGTCATAGCTAACCCGGACTGGATCATCAGTCGAGAAGCCACACCCCACGGTGAAGTCGCTGCTGTTGGACGTGACGGTCGCCTTAATATCGCTACCGCCGTGGTATCTAAATTTAGAAATTCTGAACCTTTCATCGGCACTGTTAAAGTTTTTGGTTATGCCGTAAATCCAAATACTGCCGTTCTCTTCTTTAACCCCGAAGCTGGATCCGTGGCCACCACTTGCCACCATCATGTCATCGATTAGTTTGCCGTCACTGGTCCAGTGCTGGTAAAGTGTGTCATTTCCGTGCCCGTCCAGGCCTGCTCCTGGGTAAGCGGTGCTTGATAAATATGATCCGTCGGATAATTTGACCACATACTGCTCAGTGGCATCTTTGCCGCGAGCTGTAGGTGACAGCCTACCCAGTGATCGGGCATTTGTTTGATCGGCTTGGACTTCTGGAGTAGTCGAAAAGTACTGGTTTTCGATCGTAGCCCGATATTCGCCCAGTTTTAAACTGGTTACATTTTGTAAGTATCCAAAAGTAGGTGCCCCATATTGCCCCGACTCTGACAACTGCCGAAAAATGAACCCTTTTGTGTCCAAAAAGGAGGAAATATTGGTTCCACCTTCGTACGCTTGGATAATAACACGCTTGGCGCTGTTTGACTTGTCGAAGTCCACCCCGTCCGGTGTCAAGACAACCGGATCAATGGATGAGCTATCCCGCATGGCCTTTTGGACTGCGTTGGCAATCTGACTGGTAAAGTTTGATAGCCAAGCTGGCGTAATCCGTGTTACGGTCTGGAACTCACCAAACTGGATTGAGTTCTGTGACGGATCAGCATAGCTTTCGGTCACGGCCATGACACGCTCTTTCGTCACCATTTCTGGTGTAAAGTCCGTGTTGACCGTCCGAACTACGCTCCCCAGCCGGGGATGCATCGTGTGTGGGACTGTGACCGTGTACGCATATTGCGGGTGATTAGTATCAGCCAGAATTGTTTTGGCGATTGCCTTAAGCCCATGTGCATCGGTCGTTGAGTTACTGGTGTAGGCACCTTCCAGATAGGTCGTCCGCCAATTTGGGTTGTACTGGCGGTTAGCCGCATCGTCTACGATATAGGTTTTACCGCCGTTCGCGGAAGCCATTGTTTCGCCGTTTGGCCCGAAGACATAGAGTTTGGTGACGATGTTTCCCGTGATTTCACGCGTGCATCCGGTAACATTTTGACCAACGAAGACCGTTCCGGAGTAGATTTCAGAGTTGAGCTTGTTACCGACCTCGAAAATCTTGTCCGTGATCGTGCCGTTCGACGTGGCTTTCACGTAAAAGTCACATTCCAGGTCGTAGTCTTGGAGGAGAGTTTGAAGCATGGAGCTAGCCCGGCTGGTCCCGTCAAATTCGATCTTTGACATGGTCAGCGTAGTGGTCAGTTTGGACATGTCCAGGTTCCAAGTCAGCTTTTGAGCTAGCCACTGGAAGGCTGTCTTTGCCGTGCAATTGGTGTAGGTCTTGGCAGGGACTATCGTGTGAGACAGCTCCCAGAGCCCCAGGTCGATCAACTCGGCTGAAGTTGCGGCCAGCCCTGAAGCGAGCAGAGTTTCGCTTGTGTGCCAGATGCGGAAGATGTACCAACGATCTAACACGTCGTCATGCTTTGCGATGTAGTTACCTTCCACCACCTTTGAGCTGTCCGGCTGGCGTTGTGGGACCACGATCGTGCCGTAATGGTTGTATTCTTTGGACTTCCGGTTTTTACTTCGTTTTTGCGTTGTGTCTTCTGCGTCCGGGTTTTCGCCATATGAGCTGTTAGTCTGGTCAGCTGACGCATACTGGTGAGTGATCGTGTCAGAAGTAAAGACGGTTGCACCATCCAAGGACAGTGTTCCGATTCTTTTTAAATCGCCATTTAAGATATAGTATTGCTTAGCCATTACTTCAACCTCGGATTATAAGAAATCACGGTCTTGGAAGCACTAAGGTCGGCATCAGACACAAAGACAAGCGTATTATTTCCTGGTCTAAGTTTTGGATAGCTGGTTGCCCAAGCTTCTTCTACTACCGTGCCATTAACGGTGGTCTGCATGTTTTCACCGTCAAAGTCCAAGACACTGCCTGCAGGGACCGCAACTGGAATCGGCTTGTTTGCCAAATCATAGTTAGGGTTACGCCGCCAAGCCTTGAGCATGGTCAAGGATGGGTGGACATTTCTGTAGATATTAGGCGGGTTAGTCGTGTCCTCTTTGATAGAGTGCTTAAACATCCCAACTGCGATTGAACCCAGGCTGGCGCTGTAATTACCACCTCGGTCTATATACTTCGTTTTCTTGAAGTGCACCTTGCCCTTAGCATAGTCCTTAACCCGGTTGCCGCCCTTGTCCAGCTGGTAAATCCAGAAGCTCCAAACATTGCCGACCTTGTGCACCTCCCATTCGACCCAGGCGTTCGAGAGTTCGGAGAAATTATTGGTATTCAGCTCTGACTTGTAGTAGTAAACAGTCTTTTCCTCTTTGGTCTTAACCTTCTTCTTCTTGCCCCTGACCTTCTTAATTACCGTTACGCTCTTTTTGACCTTTTTGGACCCGGTATAAACCGGAACTTTTTTATTTTTGTAATTTTTGATATTGAAGGACTTTGCTGGCCCGTAAATGTTGACGTAGTCACCACTTATCCAGTCGGTGCCAGGCTTACCAATCTGCGTGTAAAGAACCGGGACGGAACCGCTGGCTTGGTCTTTGATACCAGCACGGAAAAAGGCATTGCCGTCTGGGTCGAGGAAAAGCAATTCGATGTCACCCATTGCCCGGCCATTATGTGGCCCCTTAAATTTTTCGTGCTTAAGTCGGAAGACAACTTTGAAATCGTCAAGTGCGCCGCCATCAAAACCCTTTGTGATCATAATAGGGCCATACCAAGGAGTACCAGTCGTACCCTTGGCTTCCTGGGCATCAGTCCCGTAGTTCATGACGGTGTACTTGCTGGTCTTGCCCTTCTTGTCCTTTGACGGGTTATAGCCAGTTTTTTCCTTGGTGCCAACGCCGATGGACATGCCGGAAGCGCTGATAGCGTTAGCACCGCCCATTACCGGGGCGAGTCTCTGCCCCCACTTAATGTTGGACGCTGACGTTGGGTTCAAATTCCAGTTCGTAAAGGATCCACTTGTTGCGTCGCCAACGTCAGACAATTCTTCCTGCCACTCAGCAATGATTCTATCCTGGAGCTCCGTTCTATCCTCGCCAAGCGCAAAGATGCCGGAGCCATTGACTACTACGCCAACATGTTTGGCATCCTTAGTCGATTCGATTTGAATGTCGACTGGAGTTGGTGCATTGCCCTTCATGTTGATATTGATTTCCTTGCCGGTGGTGATCCCGTCAAGAGTAATCGTTTCGCGATTTAAAAAGGTGTAGGGTTTAGAGCATTCAAAGGTTAAATCGACGGTCGCAAACCACGAGTTATTAAGCAGGGTAGGCTGGCCAATCGAGCTAAAGTGGCCAAGCCAGAATCTATCTGGCCAGAAGCCAAATTCAAGCTCGTATTCCCTGGCTGGATTGTCTTCATCATAGAGGATGAGATATTCTGCCATTCGGTCCGTTATTTCCTGCATCCGTTCACGGCTGCCGTTAGTGTCCAGGTAGACCTTAAATGTAAAGGACTTGCTGGTGTAGTTGATCCCCTCGAAGTAGTTGCCATAAGCACCGGGGATGCTTTCACTGACCACGTTCATTGTAGGAGCAATCGGCATTGCAAATTTGGTGCATTTAACGCCGTAGTTGGCACTGGAAACACCGTTAAAAATGAAATAAGGATTTAATTCTGCCATTTCTGCCTCCTATCTGACAAAAAATCCGCGCATGTCGTTGATTTTCCGCTGCTCGTTGTAGCCCTTGTAGATGTCACTTTGCAAGACATACGATCTCATTGGCTTTTTCAGTTCTTCCAGTTGAGTTGCGTTGTAATCGATCAAGGAGTCCAATTTACGCTCAACCAACTTCAAGGCGTTCTCGTTCATGATCGAGCCACTGCCACCGCCTGCTTGGCTTGCGTAAGCCGCGGCACGCCCAATCATCTCGTAGGTTCGTGCCGGGCCTGCGACGCTTGGATTTGGAACAACAAATTCTGTGCGGTTGCCTTCGCCGATCAATGCCATTTGTTCCCGATCGATAACGCCGCCCTTTGCATAGCCATAAGCCGCAACACGAGCAAAAGCGGCGTCTGACGTTCCATATCTGTGTTTAATGTAGTTGATCGCCGCCAACAGGTTGTCGTAGCCGTTGTAGATGTTTCCATGACCTGCCAGCTTATAAGCGTTAAAAGTTGGATCGATTGTTTGCATCAAGCCTTTAGACGGGATACCAGCTTTGGCGTTGCTGTCCCAGAGGTTAATCGCCCTTGGGTTACCACCGGATTCACGCTGGATGGTGGCCAGGATCTTGCTAACTCTATAGCCCGTCGGCTCAATGCCGTTGGCCTCAAGGGCCTTAGCAACATATGACTTCCAGCGCATAACGCCAGCACCTCCGGGGTTGCCAACACTGCCACCGCCATCTTCGTTGTCGTCCTTGTATCCTTGGATCAGTTTCTTAAGCTTGTCGGAGATCATGCTGGTCATCTTGCCAATCATTGATCCTGCCAGGTTCTTAAAGTTATCTGGCAAAATTGACATGAACGAATCAGTTGCGCCCTTGATTAGCTTAGCGGTGTTCTGCAAGGGATGCTTAAGCCATTCAACAGCGTCCTTAAGCTTATCTGCTACGCCGCCAAAGAAGGACTTAACGCCGTCCCAAATTGATCCGCCGACATTACCCTTGGCATAGTGCACGCCAACTGAGTCAAAGATTTCCTTGGTCTGCTTTGAGTTGTAGACCTTGTCACCTGGGTTGATGATAGTCTTGGCATTGCGCTCCTGGTACATCTGCAAGGTTCCATCCTTGCGCTGGATCAACTCCGCGGGTCAGGACTGCCATCGTCGTTAACAATAGCCATGACTGAGCCATCGCCGCCTAATTGGCCACCCGTGGCAAAGTGGACATGACTGAGCTTGTCAATGCCACCCTTACCACCGAAGAAGGTCCAAACTTTGTTAATGGCTGTGATCATGCCATTAATAAGGTCGATCACGCCATTAACGCCGTCAGCAACGTACTCCTTGATCCCTTTCCAAATATCGCGGACAATCGACTTCATACCATTCCAGGCGTCGCTGAAGATTTTCTTGATGTCTTTCCAAACATCTTTCCAGTTGCCTTTAAGAATGTCCGTTCCAAGTTTAAGGATATCGGTGATAACCTTGAGCTCGTACTTAAGAAAATCTCTGATAACATCCCAGGCAGTTTTAAGAATAGTCCCGATTGACTTCCATGTCACCCGCCAAAGTGTCTTTATAAAGCCCATAGCCGCCTTTACAAGGGCTTTAATTGTGGTCATGGCTAATCGTACCAAGCCAACGATAACAAGCAGCAGAGGCGACATAACGACGAATAAAATCTTAAGCGTCCCCGTTATCACCTTTACGATGGAATTCCAGGCCTGCTGAGTAAATTTGACTAGCTGATTCCACGTCTTCTTGAATTCTTTAGTAATTGGGGCTATAGCCTTTGATATCTCTTTAAAAGTCTTAGAAAAGGCCTTAGCAACCGAGTTGAAGGCTGAACTGGCCGCCTTGCCGATGCCATTGATGAAGTCTCTGAACGGCTTGACGTTCTTATAAGCCACAACAAATGCCGCCCCAATGGCCACGACTGCGAGAGCAACCGCCACCTAAAGGTGTTGAAGCAATAGTCAAGATCAAGCCAACGATTTTCCAAGTGGGCTAAGCAACGCGAAACAATGGAGACAACGCCCTTGAGGGCTTTAAGCCCCAATGCGGCTGTCGTAATAGCTGCCAGACCTTTGCCGATTGCCCGGAGAGTGTCCTTATTCTCGGCCACCTTATCCAAGGCCAGTCCTAGACTATCCAGCGCATCATTGCCATCGCCTGTTTTATCGGTGAATTTGCTGATCCACTTGTAGCCGTCTTTAAAGAACTGAATGAATCCCTGGCCAATATCGCCGCCAATTTCTTTAAGGTCGTCCTTGATATAGCCTAGTTTCTTCCCCAGCGTGGAAATTTCTTCCTTGTGCTTGACAATCCATTTACCGATCGACGCCAGAGCATTATAGGCACTGTCACCAGCTGCCGAAATTGCTCCGGTGAAGCCGCTGGTCCCCAAGCTATCCATCAATTTTAAAACACCGTCTTGGACAGATTCTTGGGCACCTTGCCAGGCTACGGAGAACTTGCTCGTGTCGGTGGCGGCCTTCTTGGCAATCTGTGTGTTGCCTAGCTTCTCAATTGCATTGATCATGTCTTGGGCCGAAATTTTGCCCTTAGACATTGCATCACGGAAACTGCCAGTATATGCCCCGGCGTCCTTCAGCGCCTTCTGAAGCTTGCCAGAGGCACCAGGAATTCCGTTAATGAACTGATTCCAGTCGCCAGTGTACATCTTGCCAGCACCTACCATTTGAGTTAAGGCCAGGGATGCAGACTGCATGTCTTGCGTGCTACCACCCGCTACTGCGACCAAGTTGCCCAGGGCCTTCGTTACGTCAACATAGTTTTTAACGCCGTTGGCGGCCAAAGTAGCCGCGGTATTGGACATTTCGCCACGTTGTAGATGGTTTCCTTGGAATATTCTTTGAGCTCTTCCTCGCCCTTTTTGATTTCGGACGTGTCAAAGCCGGCAAACTTCATGGTTGACGTGTAGCTCTTTAAGGCGTCAAAGGACTCGGTCGCCTGGGTAACCATGTCTTTAAAGAAATCAGCCACTCTTTCGGTTGCTTGTTCCAGTGCACTACCGATAAAGGAACCCTTGATGTAGTCCCCAAGTGATCCAAAAGCGTTTTTTACCTCGCCGATGTTCTTTTGGGCAGAGTTAGCCATCTCATCTCCAGCACCTTTGCCCATGTCCTTGGCAGTCCGATCGACATCTTGGCCCATACCTGACGCCGACTTTTTGACGTCTTCAGAATTAGAGCCAAAATTCTTCTGCATTTCGCTCCCAGCATGCTTACCCATGGTGGTGGTAGTAGCTGAGACACTCTCAGCCGCAGAGGATGCAGCCTTTTCCACCGTGGTGACATTGGAAACAAAATTCTTCTGCATCTTGTCGCCGGCTTGTTTGCCAGCTTCGTTCACACTCTTAGAGACTTGACGACCGCCTCGTTGGCGGTGGTTTTCAGCTCGTTGGCTTTTCTGTTGAAGTTAGCCACCGCTTGATTGCCAGTACCCGACCCAATCTTTTTAAGGATCTCTTCGACCTGGGCAACGTCGGATTTAAATCCCGACTCATTAGCCGGAAATTTTAAGTCGATTGTTACGACTCCATCGGCCATTTTCTCTTGTCCCCCTTCTAACTAACTAACAAGTGTAGTCATGTAGTCATCAGTGTAGTCACCCTCAGCCTTACTGCCGCAAGGTTCCAGCGATTTGACTACATGACTACACCATTTCCAAACATTTATAAATACCCCCCTACATACGTTCCCACTATTATCCTATATCTCTTATATATTATATATAATATATATTTTTATTTTTATTATAAGGTGTAGTCATGTAGTCATATAAGGCTTAACCCTTGGGAGAGTAAGGCTCATTTTTTTGGAAATGACTACACCAAACCCATCTGGTCGAATTGTTTTTGCATCTCGTAGTCGTTTTTGGCCTGTTGGTCTTCCGGAGTTTGCGCCAGGCTGTAGTATTCTTTGCAGTCCACCATCTCATTGAGCTGTTTACCTTTGTATTCACTCAAATCGGCCTTGCGGATCCGGACAATTCTTTCGAAAATCGACTCGGGATCCAAACCGTCAAGCAAAGCCTTAAACTTAAACCAGCTCATTTTGCCCTTCTCTTCCAGCAAGTCGACGTGGTACGTCTGCATAAAACTGGCGTATATCGCGCCAGAATCAAGCTCAAAGTCAAATGCCCGGTCCCACTTGCCAACTGGATCGCTCTCAACCGTGTTCCGTAGGGATGCTTGCTTACGTCTTCGGATACCGTCTGGAAGGTCTTAACTATGTCATCATCGGTGGCATCCACTGGGCCAACAAACATTAGGAACGTTCGTGTGGCCTTAACCTCATCAGGGAGATCAGATTCAACCAAGTTAAACCACCTCAGGACGTTATCGTAAGAATAGTCCAGTTCATACACGCCTGTGGTTAACTCGATGAATTTATGGTCTTCCTTACTTGGCGTCGACAGACTTAGCATTGCTGTTCTTACGCTTCTTTGCCCGAGCTACCGGGAAGGATTCATTAAGCTTAGCTTGCTCGCTTCTGGCTTGCTTTTCGCGTTCCCGCTTAAGTGCTTCTTGGATTTGACCAATCGCACGGGCTACTGCTTCAGAAGACCCGTGCGTTTTCTTCCAAATTGTTTCACCAGCACCTGGTTCCAGCAATTGGTCGATTGCGTTGACCAGTGTGGCCTTCAAATCGTCCAGCAATTGAGAAATTTCATCTTCACTTGGCTGCCCTTGTGCCAACTCAGTCAGCTTGGCCTGGACGTTGGTTGACTGGCTGGCGATGGAGCTGGCGATCCGGATATTTTCGTCATTGGCGTATACCGGGTAGGACTTGCCGTCCAGTTGGACGTCGATGTGTGGGACGTTAGTGTTTAAATTTAAAACAGTCATTTTTTACCTCCTAATAAAAAAGAAGGCCAGCCATTAAGCTAGCCTTCCTTTCTTAATTACGCGCCTACAGTGTCGCTCAAAATTCCTTTGCCCGATTCAGCAAGTGTAAAGGTCAAAGTTTGCTTGGCGTTCCCGTTACCACCACCGACGACAATGCTTTGCACGACCACACGAGTGATCAAGGTCTTGCCGTTTGGATAAACGATCTTAAGCAAGGTCTTGGCGGCGTTGCCAGTTGCATGTGTTTGGTACAAATTTAAGATGTAGTTGCAAGCTGGATCGCCGACCAGAACATGACCAGTAACCGCCCAGGTGTAGGCGGTCCCGGTCTTTTCTGGACTAGCATTGTCTTCGTCTGCGAAATAGATTGATGTGTCATTAACATCGTTTGGTGCTGGCGTTACACCTGTGACAAAAGCCGCAAGGCTGGCGAACGTGGCGCTAGTAGTAGCTTTGGGATCAAGGCCGCCCTTCGTGTCGATGAAGTATCCCGTCTGCCAGTTGTGCGGGAAAAATGGTTGTGTCGTTTGAAGTGCCATTTGATTAATCCTTTCTAATCAAATCAATGTAAACAATAAAATTTGTTATCCAGAACATAGTTCCGGCCGTGTCGACCAGCTGGTTAAAAGGGAATCCAGTAATCTCAGCGTGGTCGCAGGTGAAAGTCCCGTTTTGGGACTTCACCTTTTCGCCGTCAATCTTGGAGATCGCGTTAGCAATCGGGCTAAGCAGTTGGCGTGCGGTAAGATAGTCCTGCGTTGAGCAGAGAACCTCGTACTGCATGCTCATCGGCTCGTTACCATTGAAGTATGGTGCGCCCGTTGGTGCGGACCCGGGATCCTGTAAAAGGCTTACCTGACCATTTTCGGGCATGTGCCCCAGCATTATTGAGCCACCTGTCTCCTTGTCGAAGAAGTCCGCCAGGCGGTCGTCTAAATCGAGTTGCTTAGTACTCACCCTTGGCCTCCTTTAAGAAGGCGGCAACCGCCACCTTTTGCCAGTCTGCCTTGTACACCGCTTTGGCTTTTAAATCCCATCTGCGGCCCGTTCCTGGCGTTGAGTAGTTCCGTACCCGGTGGCCATTTACAAAGCCGTAGAACTGCGCTCTGGCGTATTTAGCTGTGTAATGGATACCGGTATCGTTAACAAAGCTTTGGGATCTCAAGAATCCTGCCCGTTTGGGCACATACTGCTCCATGTCTTGGTGCATTTGATTAAGCACCTGGAGCCTTACACTTCGGGATCCCGTGCTCTGGGCCATGCGGCTAAAAACGCTCAAATCGCTCATCAGATTACCTCCAGTTCATAGCAATAAAGGTCTTCCGTGCCAGGCTGGTCAAACCGATTGAGGCTGGTCACCGTGTAATCCAGTCCTTGGTAGGTCAGCTTTGATCCAAGATTCTCCTTGGTCAGAGTTGGAATCGGGTTAGAGTAGCCAGCATACATCACGATCAAGCCATTAGCCACAATTTGACGGTCGTTGTTAGTGCCGCTATAGGTGGTCTGCATGTTTACCACACATTTTGTGATATCGCCCTCCCAGGTTGGGACAGTGCGGCCATAACGGTCCTTCTTAGCGCTCTGGTCAGTTAGCTTCAAGTGGACGGTCGACACGGCCATTTGATAGGGAATTGGGAGTTTCATAAACTTGCCACCCCACTAAACAGTAGTCCATAGCGTCCAAGAAGGTCATAGGCTGATTTAACTACCCCGGTGCTTCCTACGGTCAAATTTTGGCCCGCAGAGGGGTTTAAACTCATGCTGGTATGTCCTACCGTAAACGAGTTTAAAGCGCCCTGTGCGACATCGTAGGCGCTAGAATAGCCACTATCTTCCAGGAATAACATTTCCAAGGCCACTGCCTTTTTAAATGCCATTGCCTGGCGGAATAGATAGCTATCCGGATCGGCTTGCGAATCAGCCTCCAAGTCGTGGTAAGCAAAAGCTGGGTCGTAGTACGAGCAAATCTGGTTGATTAAGACCGTAGCGCTCTTTAACAGCTTGCCGAAGTTGTCTGGTTTTTTTAGTTCATAGCCAAGTTTTTCAAAGTCACTTGTCGTCAGATACGGTTTCATCGCTAGTCACTTCTTCCTTCTTTTTGACGGTCCGCTTAGGTGTCGCAGCTTCGATCAGCGGGATGCCAACAGTGGGGTGAGTAGCTAACAGCTCTTTTGCTCTGTCATCGTCCACGTCAATTTTTTGGCCTTTGAAAAAGAATCTTGCTCCTTTTGGCCCCAGAAATCGTGGACTACCTTAAACTTGGCCATTAAACACCAGCAGTGGCTGCGACGTAGATGCCCTTCTTCGCGTTGTCCAAAACAATTGCATCGTAGTAGGACAAGCCCTTAATGGTCCAGCGGTTACCTGATCTGTCAGTTGACGGATCGATCACTGAAACTGAGTCGTACTTTACGATTGGTGCAATAGCTGACAACGGGGTCAAGATAAAGTTTACGTGGTTAGTGATGCCAAGCCCCTTGAGACGGTCGCTAGATACACGAACAATTGGAACACCACCATCAAGCTGAGCCACCCGACGGTCAATGCCGTTGATTACCATGGTCCCGTCAGTTGAGAAGGTACGGGTTACAGCTGCGGACTGCTTAAGTGCGGTGTAGTAAGCGGATGAAACGAACATCACAAAGCCGCCTGGTACTTCGTTGTCAAACATGTAGGCTTCTGCAGTGTCGTAAGCGTCCAATGCGTTGTCCTTAGTGATTGAGTCGGTGGCCTTCTTGGCAGCTGAATCGAACAACTTTTGCACGGCTACCTTGTCACGGTGTGGGATGGTGATCATCTTGTTGTGTTCACGAACAACGTTTTCCACGGTGTAAGCGCCGTTTTCGTCCATGTCGAATTGGTCAAGGTCATAGCCGAACCAGTCTTCGTGAGTCAGCTTAACGGTTTCCTTGCCAACAGAAATCGTTTTGCGGGCGTTGTCTTGCCCACGCTTGTAGGCAGTAGCATCAACGAAACCGCTCAGCTTGTTGATCCGCACTTCGTTGTGCCCACGAAATCGCTGCGTTACGCCATTACCACCAGTCAAATAGCTCCATACTTGGGAGTCTGCCTTGTATTCTTCGTCGATTCTTGCAAGGTCTTTTGAATCTAAAACAACAGTCATTTACTTATCCTTTCAATCTTTGTGCAATCTTTTGATGCAGGCTGACATCCTTGCCGCCAGCTACCGGATTCCCGGTCGGAAATGCCTGGATTGGCTTGCCAGCAGGCTTGTCTTCTGCAAACAAATAACTATCTGAATCCTTGAGAGATTTAAGCTGGTCTTCCAGCCCGATTAAATTGCCCTTGCTGTCAAAGCGAATATCATCGTGGTTAAGCAGGGCTTTCACTGCTTTGGCATTTTTAGCGCCAAAGTCCTTAATGGTACTGGTAACAGCAAAGTCAAGTTTTTGAGCGTTCAATTGCTTTGTAGCATTTTCGTTATCCGACTTCAATTTCTCGATTTGCTTAGTCAGCTCTTCGACGTTGGCACTATTTGCCTTCAAATCTTCAATCTTGCTGGACAATTCGCTACTAGTTTTTTTGAGCGCATCTCTTTCAGCTTCCAAGCCCTCATACTCCTGCATATCCTTGCCGTATTGGGCCATAATGCTGTTAACCTGGTCTGGATTCAAACCTAAATCAGTCAAAAATTTTCTTTCCATTGGTGTCTCCTTACGTTAGTTTTACGAGCGACGAACTCGATCAGGACATAACAATAAGGCCTTTTAACGACTTACCCAGGTCGATTCCCGGTCATATTGCCGGGTTAAGAAATCATTTTCATTCACTAGTTGTCTAATTTTGGCTTGATAGCCACGAATGGCGCTGTTGCATTTTGCCGCTAAATTTGTGTTTCCGATTCGTTCGGCTGCGTCCTTGCGCTGCTTCCACTTGCGGACCTGCCGTTCGTAGTAGCGCTGCATCTGCTGGATTTGGCCGTTTTTAATCGCCTCCTGCTCATCATAGTGCTTCTGTCGGTTAATTGTGACGCCTTCCACATAAGGATAAAGCTGATGCATGCAGTTAATCCCCAGGGTTCCTGCAGGCGTTCCGTATCCGTAATCGTAGATTGTCGGGTACTTTGGGTTAAACCGTGGATCCCCATGATCAACCGTGTTTACCACCTTGCCCTGGATTGGAGCGCAGGCATGTCTGGCAGCTGGGTGTGATGTCATAATCGCCAGCGTTTGGCTGTAGTCCTTAAGGGACTGCATTCTGACGTCGTTATAGGTCCGCAAAGTGGTCGTCGTAATGACCGTCCTGGTGTAACCTTCAAGGCTCCATTTGTGCCCACCCTTGTCAATTAAAGTGGTAGGCAGGCCGGTCTTTACCCAGTCATCGATATTGTCAAAAATGGCTTCCTGGGGAGTTTTAAGCCCCGTTGTGACCGCCAAGGTAGATTTATTTATGATGTCTTGATAAACCCTTAGAGCGGGGTTTTTGCCCGCGTTCGTGGACAGTAGCGACTGGTTAACGTTGTTGTCTAGGCTTTTCCACGTTTGAGCTGCATAAGAGTCTAGCAGTTGGGTCGTTTCAGTGCTAACCGGCTTAGGCGTTTGGTTTAATACCTTGGCTAGGTCCTTGTTAAAGGACTGCCCCACCTTTAAACCGTCCTTTTTAATCACGTCATCGACCGCTTTTGCAATTGCAGGCGATTGTTTTTTAACGTAGTCAATCACCTGCTGGGTTAATGCTCCCATTTGCACTAGTGCTTTCAGTCGCCATTCAACCATTTCTTCAGCCTTGAGATCGGTTAAGCGAGGCCGAACACCTTTGATCGCATCGATGAGCATCCCAAAGATCCGCTGTTGCAGGATCACATAGAGATCAGACGGGCTCATGGTTAGTCACCGCCAAATTGATTAAATTCCGGTTCAGCCGTGGAGTTCTCCGCATCGATTTGTGCCAACCATTCATCGGCTTCCTCTTCATCTAAGCCGTAATTACGCATCAAGAACTGCTTCTTTGGCATCACCTGGGCTTGAACCGCCTGCAAGTCAGCAGCACGCTTAGATTCCTGGTCGACAAATACGCCATCGTTGAAGTTGATCGTGATATCCAGGCTGTCTACATCGCCAGTCCATCTTGCCTGCCCATCAGCATAAAAGCTAGGCACACTAGCTAACTCAAGGATAGCGTAGGTCAAGGCCTTGATAGTCTTTTCCACCTGGGTGATGTAGGAAGATCTGGTTTGATAGGTCTGGGAGTTGTTGGTAACCACCTCTGTTGCCGTTTGGATTCCGCTAGGGGAGGTAGTAAACGTTCCTTGGCTTAAACCGGTTTGATTCTCAAATTCCCGCAGGAAAAAGTCCATCGTTGCCTGGTAGTCAGCCACCCGAATCGGGCTGGTTGCGTCATGGAAGCCAACTTCACTTGCATCCCCATACATAGCTTGATAAACCGTTTCATCTGGGTCAAACATTGGCGGATGAGTTTCACTTGCTTGGCCACCGTAACTGGACCCTGTCTTGAGCCATTCAGCCGGGACAATCAAGCGCCGCTGGCCCTTCTTGACCTCGTCAACGAATTGGTCGTGTGTACGGTTGATCGCATCGATAACGGTGTAGGAATTGTCAATCAGTGACATGCCCATTGGTGACGTAAAGTTTTTATTATTGGCACCTTTGTTACGATAGAACGCAAAAAGCGGATGCTTTAAGCCAGTAATCTTGACTTGTGGTTCCAGCCCTTCGTATTGTTCCAGTGAGTTTAAAGGCACGTTAATCCCGACAGTTTCCGCCGCTTCTGAGCGATAGAGCTCGTTAGTAATCACGTAGTCACCGTGATCCCACTGATGAAATTCCAGCAGCGTGTAGTAGATAGTCCGGTGATTCTCAACCTCAGTTGTTCGGGATGCAATTGCCAATTCGTTGACCTGGTTGGTGTCGGCCTGAAGAGGATAGACTTGATCAGCAGTTGCCCAAGCCAGCTTAATTTTCCCGCTGTCGACATAAGGCCGGACGCAACCAGAACCCAGCGCAATCCACTCTTCCAATTTTTCCTCAAATGTGGTGTAGAAGTCGTTTTGCTGAAAAACGTCATCTAGGAAGTCGTTGGCAGTCTCATCGCTGACGGTGACCTGGCACTGTTCGTTAAAGATCAAACTAGCCAATTTAGCACTAGCCAGCTTGGTGACGTTGACCGATTGCAGTTCGTGCTTTTGCGTGTCACCGTAAGAATTCTTGTGGGTGACTTGTTTAAAGTCATCCATGTAATAGCGCTTGTCGCGTGCGATCCGCTCAACCTCATCGGCTGGCAGATTAATCCGGGGATCGTCAATGATCTGGCCTAAACTTTTGGTCATTCCGACTGCTGCACTTCCTTTCCGAAATAAGTTTTTGAGTGTATCCCAAAAAGCCATCTTCCACCTCCTACCACTTCAACCCGAAGTCTCTTTCGTTGTCTAAAACGCAATACTTAAACGCGTCGACCGTGTGGTCGTCTTCCTTGATAACCTTGGGACTGTCGCTTTGGAGCGTGTTTTCATCCCATTGGTACTTTTGATGTTCCTTGATAAAAATCTGATTGGCAGGCTGGTCAAGATAGTAGACTCGGCCTTGCGCCAGTAGATCTTGCACCCGGTCGATCATATCGACTTCCTTCAGCTTGTGGACCTTGTGCCAGCGGATTCCATACATCGAATAATATTGGTTATCCAAAGCACCTTCCGCTGAGTCCATCGTCAAGCGGGTCGGGTACTTATCATACTTCTCTGTCACCTGGTCGATAAAGTCATGGATATCCTTGGCCAGCTCGCTAGGTGGCTTTTTATTTGTCTTGCCAGCTGGACTGTAGTAGTAGGTATCTAATAGGTAAACGTCACCCTTGCGAGTGAGACCTACTGCAACCACCGTGGTGGCTGATACTTCGTGTCCAGCGTCCATGCCGTAGTAAACGTCGGTGATGTAGTCGCCGTCAGGAATCGAATCAACTGGATGGAACAGGTCCATGTTGTAGACGTTAGTTCCAAGGCCTACCACTTCGCCTAGATAAAGCCATCGATAATAATCGAAATCGTTTTCCTTGTAAGAATCAATCATGTCTAACTGCTGCTTGGTCGTAAAGCCCAGCTTGTCGTCCAAATAAGTGGAATGATCAATAAAGAAATTAGGATCATTTTCCTTTTGAGTTATCCACTCATTTATCCACAGATATGGATTCTTTGGCGGGTTGTATGAGCAGTAAACCTTGGCTTGGCCTAGCCAGGCGGGTTTCTGGCGAATGAAAGTCGGGACAGCCTGGTCGAACACGTCGATGTTCTTAAGGTTTGCAAATTCTTCGTAATGTTGTTGCGCATGTATCGCGTCCATACATGCTCTTGATATTTCTATCAAGTTCAGACTAGCTCTTCATCATATTGCTGATGCTCCCTGCTTCGCCCCCGCTTGGGGACTACTCTACTCCATTCAAAAAGCATCAGCTAATCAGCTGATGCTTTTTGTGTTTCGATAGTCGTTACACTTTCTTTTCTGCTAAGATTTTGTCAATCACTGAATAGTGGGTATTATATTTAATGCAAAAATATCTTTTACTGTGCCCTTTTTTATATGGCTGATAATTATTCCAGATATCTTGCTTTTCTTCAAAGCTGAAGTCGTCAAATGTTCTGCGTTTTCCTTTCCTGGGTAATTTTAAATGGTGTTGATAAGCATGATACATTTGCTCTGATCGTGAGGCCCATTCAAGGTTAACTGCTCGATTATCAGTTTTGATGCCATTAATGTGATTAACTGTGTTTTTCTCTTTAGATGGTTGGCCAATAAAAGCTGCTGCCACCAGTCTGTTTAGTCTAAACTCATATGCTTTGCCATTTTTTCGCAAAGCAATATGGCTATAGCCATCGCGAGTTAGGCGATTAACAGATAGATAAGCGCATTTGCCAGTTGCATAAGACCTTACTCTGCCTAAATCACTGACTTCGTATTTGCCCTCAAAACCATCTATCCATTTCCAATGCTCCATTGCTATCACCTCTTAGGTTTATTATAGCATGTTTGGTTGGAGTAAACACATTTAAAATCTTAGCATATTAAGCTTAGCTCGGTATTGTCTGCGAACTTTATTCGTTGAGAGGTTTACCGAATTCAAGGAGTTTATTATAGTGTGGCCCGAATGTTAAACCACACTGCGATTATGTCGCCCACGTTGTTGGACTTGAGCTTCATCGGATCGTTAGCGCCGTAGAAGTAAAAAGTCGAACCAGATTGAATATGTTCAATCTTAAGTGGGCTTGCCCTGGTTCGGAACTGGTCGCTAACCTTCAAGATATCCATAGCCCACAAAATCTGGTTGTAAACCGAGTCTCTCAGGTAGCTGGCGTTTTCCCGAATGCACACCACGTTCGCCTTATGCCCAGCATTGATAGCTTTGATCATGTCAAAGACCAGCTTTATGCTAATCACGGACGACTTAAAGCTACCACGGCCGCCTTTGGCAATGACGTAAGGCCGCCTCGTGTTCCAAAGCTTGCGGAAGTGCGGGTTGATCTGGTCGGTCAGTCTAACCTTCATCAGCATCACCATCCGTCATGTCGTCAATGATAACGGTCTGACTGGAAGCATCCTGGGCCATCCCATTCCACATGCCATAGCGCTTGCCTAGCATATCCATCGCTTTTAGGCGATCCGCAAAAAGCGGACGTGTCTCCACGATGTTTCCGTCCTTGTCTAGGCGCTCTTCTTTGATTTCGCCGCGGGCAATGGATGTCAACTCTTCCATGATTTCCTTGATTTGCATGGTCTTTTTAGCATCGAGAGCTTGCATTTTTTCGTTGATGTATCCGGCAATTTGTGGTTTTTTCAAGTTCTCATTGCCCATTTGTCCGGCATTTTTAGGTTTATATCCAGCATTGATGGCGGCCTGTGTGGCATTGCCAAGCCGAATATATTCATCAGCAAATTTTTTCTGTTTTATTGTGAGCTTCAGCACTACCACCGCCTTTCTACTGAAACAAAAAAGCACGGCCACCAGGCCATGCTACAATCTGAAACTCGCCCGCTCTGGTGTCTGACACCGTCATCGCTTAACTAAGTCTCACCTGGGACAGTGGCGACTTAGAAGGGCTATGAATCCCAGCGGAATCGAACCACTGGCATCCAGCTAAAAAATATATTTGGAGGAAAAAATAATTAAACAAAGAGTTAGTGCTAGATTATTCTTTCGAAGCCCCGAAGGCTAAAGCTGGTGCAGGAATCGAACCTGCCGTGCCAAAGCATTTTATGACAGTCAGCATTTTGGGTATCGGTTATAAAAAGGAGATAGGCACTACCCAACCAGCTAATGTAATCATGGATCATGCTGGTGCTATGTCACAGTCCAGCGTGGAAGAAGTGCTTGCAGGGCAGGAAATCGTCACACTTATGTACAAAAATGCCAACAGATATATATACTGACTTTCCGCGCCTTGCAAGCTATAGCCTAGGAGAGTAATCGAACCCGACCTAGGCTGGATGTCTACGGGCAAGCCGGCTCTTACCCGCTTGCCCAGTGCCCTCGCTCGGTCAACCGTGACGTCATGGCGTAGGGCTTATGCCTGCTGCAGGAGTCGAACCTACACCAGGCAGTGCTAATCTGCTAAATATTTTTTGTGGAATACTTTTATAATAGCTTTCTACAACAGTATGCCCCGTTTTCCGTCAGGGCAATGCTGCGTGACGGAGTCGAACCGTCATAAGAGACCGACCGCAGCTAATGGATCAGTGCTGTTTATTATTTCGAAAGGAGTTCTTATGTCACCTGGCAGCAAGCCAGGCAAGGCATGGCCGGAGTCTTGCACTCCGTGTCGCTCTATATGCTGCCATGCTCTGGAAGTTGATATCAAAACGGAGGAATTAAGAAAAAGATAACATGAGTCATGAACGCATCGCAAGTCATCTGTTTATCGCTCTTGCGACAATATCATAATATAACGAGGCAGAGCCCTTGTGGATACTGTAGTTATGCCGCTCAGAGCCTATCTGACCGCTTCTGAATCAGATTTATAAACCACCATCGACGGCAGGATCTTCCCATCTATCCCTTTCTTGTGCTTCACGCTGTCAAATAGCTCTGCAAACTCCACACAGGCGGCTCTCTTGTGCAGTCTGATCGGAGTATCCGTCATCCCCAGCTTGATCATCTCCACCTTCTCGCTCACTCTCTTGATGTAACAGTCGAC